ATCTAAGATCGTGCTTTTACCTTCACCGTTTTTACCGATGATTAGAGTAGTGGTAGATTTGTTTAGTAAAACTTTATTAGCAGAATTGCCAGTAGAAAGGAAGTTCTTCCATTCAATACTTTCAAATACAATCATTAAACAACCTCAATGTTGATGGCTTCAGTATATAAAGCACGCATATAATTTTTAATCTTTTCTTTATCTAAATCAGTTTCAATAGAATCAACGTAGTGACCAAGCACAGACAAAGTATCTTCAAGATTAATTGTTTCGTCAACAAGTTCACCCTCATTGAACTCAGACATATCCTCTACAACTTTTATGTCATGACAACCTTTATTATATAACTTCTGAATGAATTTGTCAAATTTATAAAAGTCAGTTTTGTTTACTACAACCAGTTTCACGAATTTATTTTGAAGGTCGATGGTATCAAGGTCGATGGGTTCTTTTCCTTTGTCATCGTATTCAAATCTTTCAAACATTGTATAAGGATTTTGTATGAATTGTAATCCTCTTGTGTTGAGATCGAACAAGTGGAATCCTCGGGGATCATTAAAGTCCTGCCATGTAAGTTCGTAAGGGTTCCCAAGATAATAAATGTGACCATCATCTGAACGATGATGATAGTGCCCAGAGAAAACCAAATCAAATTTTTCAAAAAGCGTTTTAGAAAGTCCTTCATGAGATTGCATTCCTCTATACATGGCAAAGCCAGAAATTTCAAAGTGACCCATACAAATCTCGGCTGGCGTTGAGGTCATCTGTGCAACGCAGTCAACATAATTCTCTGGACAAATCCAAGGAATCATCGTGATATCAACACCATCAATTGTAATGTCTGTTGGTTTATCAATTACAGTAATGTTAGAGTATTCACGTAAAAGTAAATCAGGAGAGTTTACATCATTGGTATTCTTGAAGTAAGTATCATGATTACCAGCAAGCATGTAAACTTTAATACCACGTACAGCTAACTTATCAAAAAACATTTGTTTTGCTCTTTGAAGTGCGTAGAAATTTACATACTTACGTCTATCAAAGGTATCACCTAAAATAAGAACAGTAGTAATATCATTAGCGTCCAAAACAGTAAAGAAGGTATTATCATAGAATTTCTCAAAGAAGTCTAGGAAGGCAATGCTATCGTTACGAGCACCAAAATGTTGGTCAGTAATAATTGCTACTTTCATTCATCATCCTCATTATCATTAGCCATATCTAATGAATCAGTTTCGTCATTAATAAAACTATCCAAGTTTGATTGCTTTGCTTTTTTCTTCTTTTCTTTACGTTGAATAAAAGAATCATCAAACGTGCCATGTTGTTGCATGAATTCAAGGTATTGGTTATGGAATTCACCATCATCACCATCTTGAAGTTCAAATGCTTCAAAAGGCATTTCCTGAATTAGTTTACCTTTTATATATGACTGCTTCTTCTCTTTCGTAATCCTACGAAGAAAAGCATAGTAGATAATTTGGGTGAAGTATGCGAAAGGATTGCTGGACTTGTCAGGGTTGAAGTTGTCCAAGTATTGAATACAGTTCTCAATACCGTCAAGTACCATATCATCTCTATATGAATAGTTGATGAAGTTGGGTTTGTACGCTAAGTGGTTAGCGATCTTTAAAATACAATCCCCGATGTAATTGGGAATGATTGGTTTTGGTAAACCTTTTTCTGCAGCTTCTTTGACTTTGCGTTTATGCTCGATTAGAGCAGCCAAGAAGTCAGCATTATTAACATAATGTGCCAAGATATATTTCCTCTTTAGTTTAGAGGCATAGTCATAGTATAGTTGAACTACTAATAAAAAGCAAGTATTTTTTATCTTGCAGAATTTGCAAACATGCAATAAAAATAAATTTGCTTTTTATTTGACTTTATAGGATAATAACCGTGTTGGGTTTGTTGCTGATTAATCTAGTGTCTAGTGTTATTACCTTCGACATAGTTAGCAATAGTAAACTCTTTCTCTTCCGATTCTTCTTTCTTCGGAGAATTTGCGATAGCCTCTAGCATATCAATCCTACGATTGACTTCTTCTAAAGTTAATTCTTCTTCCTCGTCTCCAAAAACATCATCAAGCTGTTGCTTGATTTCTTCCATAGATTCTCTCGTTGCAGGAATCAACGCTTCATCATAAGATTTTATAAAATTATTATAATGACTTACAAATGCACGATGCATTTTCTTGATGTAAACGATGTGATCTTTTTCTAATACAAAAGAAGTTGATTCGCTAAATTGGCATAGAGGAGAAGCAGTAATTTGTTCTCTGTTGATTGCGGGGATTTGTATTGTTTTAATTTGAATTGGATGGTCGATCTTAATAAAACGATCGTCTTCACCTTCAAACATAGCCATAACTGTTTCACCAGAAACAAGTTTTAATACGACGTAGTTTTCATTCATACAAATTTACCTCTACCATCTTTAACTTAAATTCTTCTTCTACATAAGTCTTGTAGCGTTCAGCTGCATGATTTAGAGTATGGTTCTTCCATGATTTCCAATGCAAATCATCAGCAAGGTCATATAGATTACAGGATTCTTTACCATCTTTCTTTCTTAGACCACGACCGATACTTTGCAAGTTGCGGATCTTACTCTTTGATGGTGACGCAAAAATAACGTTTTCAATAGAGGGAATATTAATCCCAGTAGAGAACGTTCCAAACGATGCAATAATAATAGCATCATTTTCAGTTTCGCATATGTGACGTATTGCTTCTCTATCAGTAACGTCAACACCACCGTGAACAAAGAACACTTTTCTATTCTCGTGTACTTTATTCTGAATAAGATCGTACAGAACTTTGCCGTGCTTTTCAACGTATTGAAAAAGAACCAGCGTATTGCCTTTAGAATTTACTGCCAGATTACGGATAAACTTATTTCTTTGTGCACAAGAAACTAGCCAATCCATTTCATCTTGGTACGTGTTCTTATTACGTTCTTTACGAATCTCTTCACTATATTTTAAAACTATACATGTAATATTTAGGTTAGACAATCTTCCAGAATCAATCAATGCCTTAGTAGTTGTTACTCTATGTACTGGACCAAAGACACCTTCTAAAACTAACTGATGAATTTTTTTGTTATCCAGTGTTCCAGTAGTTCCAATCCTATGATTAACAGTGTCAAGTTTTTCCATAATCGTAGTGAGCGACTTAGCTTTAAATTGGTGCGCTTCATCTCCGAATATGACATTGAATTGTCTGAACCATCCTTTTGGTTGCTGATATACTGATTGCCACGTTGTGATGAGGACATCTTTAGTGAACTCCTTTGGGAAACCACTGTATAACTTCTGACAGTGAGATTGAACGTCAAAGTCATTAGCTGTTGAGTAGTCCTCAAAGTCAGCATACATTTGCTCAACCAAAGAAGTAGTTGGCACAATCAAAATACATTTCTTGTTATTATTTAGGTGCCAACGCATTATAGAATAGATGATTAAAGATTTACCAGAAGCTGTTGGTGATAGTAGTAACGTGCGTTGTTTACTTAATGCAGTATGAACAGCATCAATTTGATAATCGCGAATATCAATAGGTTTACCACGACCATGTAAGTTTAACCATTTAGTAAACTCTTCAACAGTTTCTCTAGTTACATCTTCACCAGTAATGATTTCAGTTTTAGTTTCTAGTTGGTATTTGTTACGATCACAAAACTTAACAAGATAATCATACAAACCAATGTATAAAGTTTTGCGGAATTGATCATACAAACGCACCTTTCCGTCCCACAAACGTGCTCTGTATTGTGGAGTAAACCTTGCACCTGGATATTCATATGTAAAGAAATCAGCGAGTTCCTGTTCAACAGAAGGATCGCCGAAAACTCTCATGTAAACTTCATCGAGTTTTTCAGCTGTTAACATTACATACCTGCCAAGAATCGTTTCCACTCAACTGCTGTTTTAATTTGCCAGTCACGTGCTTTAAGTTGACCAAGGATTGATTCTAAAAGATAAATCATTGTTTCAAGATATTCTAAACGAACTTTCATTGTATTAAGTTCTACATCACCTTGAAGAAATTCATCCATTTCGTTTTTAAGTGGTTTGACTCCTTGCCACTGCTCCCAATCGAGTGTGGTTAATTCATCACGTGACAATTCGCCACGATAGTATCTGAATTTATTTTTGCGGAGTTGGTTATAGTCAGATTGCAGTTTGGTGTGTTTAAGTTTAACACCAATAAGAATCTTTAGATATTTGGAATGTAATTTTGGAGTTGCGATTGTTGTTTCACCAAGATAGTTATCATCAATCTCGCAATCCTTTTCCCATTCATTTTGTATTTCATCAAGCGTCATAATAATCTCCAACAAGCCTTCGGCTAATTAAGTGTCTATTGTAAAATATGAATATTTAAAAGTTGCAGAACCAATAACGTAGTTCACGTCCATAGCAGTTGCTTCAAGTTGAACAGGATCTAACGAAATTGGGAAAACGTCATAAAACTTAAAATGATTAGTTGGGTTGTTCATTGCATCTAAAACACCAACTGTACAATCAGAATAGTTTCTTGCTAATTCAGAATAAACAGAACCCTGTTGAGTTTTCATATAATCAGAATACTGTTTGTTATCTTCTGGATAACCTAGTGCTACCATCCAATTAAAAATAGCTTTGTAGTTTTCCATTTTATCATCAACCAGAAACTGAATAGTTAATTCAGAGAAAGTCATAATTTCTCCAGGAATTGGAGTTGTGATAAATGGCGTTGGTCTATCAATAGAAGCCAACGATACAGATGGAATTAACACACGCTGACAGAAAAACGATACATCAGGTAATTTTGTAATACTGAATGTAAAGCTGTTCGGATTCAGAACGTTTATGTTACTTGGGTATAAAGAATCAGATATAGGCATATTACTATTTATACTCCTAGAAAAAAGGGGAACCGAAGTCCCCCTTTAAATTACCGCTTCTACGTCGGCTTCTTAAACCGACTTAGTCGATTACATTAGGTTAGTAACCTTAACTTTACGATAGTAGTAGTTTGCATCAGAAGTCAAGTTGTCTTGACCAGAAGTACCATCATCCAAGTTAACGAATGGGTTAGCAACTAGACCGTAACGAGTCTTGAAACCAATTTTTGGTTGGAAGCTGTTAGGA